AAGACCTTAGCGCAATGTATGATATAGATGTAATTGTTGAGGCAATCATTGGATCACTACCGCACAAAGAATGGCGTGATGAACATCTAGTTATCACTGGTGGTGAGCCATTATTAGGTTGGCAACGAGCGTATCCTGAACTATTAGATAATCCCAGAATGAAAAAATGTAAGGACATTACATTTGAAACTAATGGTACGCAAAAACTACATCCAGATTTTAAACTGTTCTTGTATAAATGGACACACAAAAAAGGTTATCATAATCTTACATTTAGTGTTAGCCCAAAATTAAGTGTTAGTGGTGAACTTAGAGAAGAAGCTATTCGCCCAGATATTGTTAGAGAGTATGAAGATTTGGGTCACACATATTTAAAATTTGTTGTTGCTACAAAAGATGATGTGGATGAGGCATTAGAAGTTATTGATTTATATAAGAAAGAAGGCTTCAGTGGTCACGTATATCTAATGCCCGTTGGTGGTGTTGAAAGTGTGTATACATTAAACAACAGAACCGTCGCAGAGCTTGCAATGAAACACGGTTTGCGTTATAGTGATAGATTACAAGTGCCACTGTTTAAGAATGAGTGGGGAACATGATAGGTCCAGAGACGAAATCGTGGGATCCATATGCATACTTTCACGATAATGCAATTTGGTCATGGCAATTTGCATGGTTACCACATCGTTGTGAATTATCAAATAAATTTATTTGGTTAAGCTATGCATACAGAGGTGTAGTAACAATAAATGATTATCCTGAATCAGTTCAGGTTCGTTGGAGGAACACTGATGAGCATCTTTTACATTTAATTAAACAATGAAAACATATAAGAAACGAATTGGATTTTTAGTAAGTTATCAAACACTAGTGCCGCATGGTGGTATTGGTCAGTTCACACAAAGCTTTATTAGATTAATGGAAGAAAACGGTGTTAAGGTCGATATTATCACCGATAAGAAACCGCAAGACAGTATCTTTATAAAATCACTAAACACTAACATCATCTATCCTGAGGAATCGTATGGGTATACAAACCACAGTGCTATTTTTATGTATGGCGATAGTTATTGCTATGAACGAATGGCTAACTTTCGTAACTCAATTATTCGTGCGCTAACAACTAATTTGTACGATGCATTGATTTGCAATACCTATGAAACTGTACAGGTAGCAAGTACAATGGGTCTTGAAGATGTAATGCAGATTATTGCATATACACACTTAGAAAGCCAAATCTTCCCTAACACATTGCACAATCCATTTCTTAACAGCGTCAATGAAATGATGCGCAAGCAATTAGAAATGGGCGACATATTTATAGGTACACAAAGTAAATTCAATCAAATTGAAATTGACAATGGTGCTTGGCATCTACCTATACCCATTACTGAGCCTGATCTACTAAAAGAACATCACAAAGACCGTGAAGGAGTGTTGTTCATTGGTCGTTGGGAAGAAGGTAAGAACCCAGAACTCTATCTAAAGCTTATTGAAGAAACTAAACTTCCTGCACGTGTAATGACTAATGCAAATGGTGCTAAAAAGTTTGAAGAAAGATTAAAAAAATTAGGTGTTGACTATCAAATAAAAGTTAGCATCATTGGTCAAGAGAAAGTTGACTTTATTACTAGCTGCCGCGTTGCATTTAATCCTAGCACAGTAGAGAGTTATGGTATGGCCTTCTACGAACAATTGATACAACTACCCACATTCGTACTTGAGAATCAGCGTTGGACAGAAAACTTTAAAGGTCATTTCTATTTTGAAACAAACAAAAAAGATATGAAAGATGACATATTGGGTGCATACGAGATGTTTTCTACTGCAAGTGAATGGTATGGTAAAGGGTCGTTACCACATGCATTTGCTAAGGAAGAAAAGGTATTTCAACAATGGAATGTTTGTTTTGATTCATTTATACCTAGACAAAGTAACAGTAATACGGCAAAAATTCTACAGAGTGATACCGTAGTGTACGCAGATTTCATAAAAGATTTGGGCAGAAAGACCATTTGCATAGACGATGTAAGAAGTGCCTTGACAAATAAATCCAAGTATGCTAGTATACTATATACTGACAATCATACTATATTGTCAAAAGAGCAAGATTATGTACCTGTTGTCAAAACTGAAACAAATACATTTGAGGATTTTTTTGAATTTCAGTAATGCTAACGATTCCTGAATCTAAATTGAGTGTGGTGCATCACTATTTGAATAAAAATGTATCGGTGCGACAATATTATTTCCACAATGAGTTTGGAAGTGATAACTGGAGAATTGAATTAAAACATAGAGAATGGGTATTACATACCGATCCTAAACACGAAGTTTATATCGCACTTAAATTTTTATGATTTATTATAAAATTCGCAACAAGAATACTGGTCTCTTTCACAAGGGAGGCGTATATGGTGTTTGGTCTAAAACTGGAAAAACTTGGACTAGTTTAGGTCAACTAAGAAGTATGCTCACAATGAATACTACAAGAGAGTACCACAAAGGTCAGGATATGACTGACTGGGAAATTATAGAGTATGAAGTAACTGAGAAGTGTGTTAAAATGCCCCATGAAGTTATGGATCCTAATAAAATTATTCAAATGCTTAAACGATGACATTCAATCAAAATATTAAACGCATTGGCTTTGCTTGCAAATGGGCAGAGATTAACAAGAAGGGCGAGATCGCCAGTACTGAAGGACTCAATACTGGTGGAACTACTATGGCATGGGCTAATCGTCAAAGTCGCCGTGTTGCTGAAGAAAAGGTCATTGATGTTGCTAAACGTAACATTATGAATACCCATGCACTGATCAAAAAGGTAGCAACACTACCCAACGAATTGCGTATGTTGCGTATCACTAGTGATATGCTAAGTTTCTACACACATGAAGATTGGCAAGGTTTTTGGCAATCAACAGATGTACAAGATAGTCTTAAACATTGGTTCGCTCCTCTAGGCGAAACTGCACGTGCAAATGATGTGCGCATCAGTTTTCACCCTGATCAATTTGTAGTTCTTGCGAGTGATCGTCCTGAGGTAGTAAATAAATCTATTGAGGAGTTTGAATATCATGCAACAATGGCCAATTACATGGGCTACGGCAAACAGTTTCAAGACTGCAAAATCAACGTACACATTTCAGGTCGCAAAGGTCCAGAAGGATTCCGTGAAGCATACAAACGCCTCAGTCCAGAAGCTAGGAATTGCATCACTGTGGAGAACGAAGAAATAAGTTATGGACTTGACGACTGCCTTAGTCTTAGCGATATCTGTCCTACTGTGTTGGACATTCATCACCATTGGATCAAAAGCAATGGAGAGTACATTTCGCCAAAAGATACTAGAGTACAAATGGTGGTGGACAGTTGGCGAGGTGTTAGGCCTACTATGCATTACAGCGTTAGCCGCGAAGATATTCTTGTGGGTCACGATACCAATATTAAGCCTGATCTTCAATCTCTTATGGAAGTAGGACACAATAAACAAAAACTACGTGCGCACAGCGACTATTATTGGAATCGTGCTTGCAATGAATGGGCATTGAGTTTTAATGATACATTTGATATAATGTGCGAAAGCAAGGCTAAGAATCTAGCAAGCTTAGCATTATTTGAGGAAAGTAAAAATGTTAGACAAAATAAAGAAATTCTTTGCGAAACAGCCTGAACCGAAGGCAGAACCACCTAAAATGCCTAAGGTTCAAAAACCAAAAGTAAAAGAATTAACAGAAAAAGAAAAGGCTACTGCTAACAATGAACCATACGTTGCAATTACAAAAATAGAACTTGATCCAAATGATGTTAATAACGGATATTTTGAATTAGACTACAATGATAAGTTTGTGTTAAACTTGATACGTGCGGGATATAAATTACGCAATGATGATACAGATGAAGTTATAGTAGATAGATGGTATCAGACGATTTCCAGAAATATAGCTTTAGAGTTGTTTGAACAGCAACAGGCCGATCCTGCACAAAGAGATGTAAGGTATCAAATACATAGAAAAAAGTTAGATGACGGAAGAACGGAGATAGGGTAATGAATAGTTACGAACAAGATTTTGAATTAGTTGATTTATACGCGCCTACATACATATTACCTGTACGAGCTTTAGAAAGACCTCGGGAAATATATAGTTGGTTTAAAAAAGCAAAAATTTATGGATGTGTGTATGGTATATACTATAAAGATAAGCCTATAAAATTTGGTTATTCCTATCCTAAAGAAGAAAGAATTAATAACAATGTTTTTGGTGAAAGACTAGTGAGGCAATTATCACATTGTCCAGGGTGGGAACATCAATTTGGTGTGCCTAATAGACTAACTGGATTTTATAAAGCAAATTATGGTTGGCTTCCTGATAGCACTAATGGAGAAGATTTTTTTGATAATTTACAGTATTTTTCTCAAGAAAATAGATTGCAAATTTTAAAAGAAAATTTATATGTAAAAATTTGGAACATAACCAACATCCACAGCAATTGGTGCTATTTTGAAGATAATGACGATGGGAAAAAATTTAAAGGTGAATATTTTGAGGCTGTATTAGTTCAACAATACAAAAACGATAATGTAAATAAATTGCCAATAGGCAACAGAAGTGATGATCCTACTTTGAGAAATCACGCATTTACTAAATCTAAAATTTTAAAATCAGCAATGGAATGTTTTGAATTTAGTTGACAATAAATCCGTTTTGTGTTATTATATACACACTGACAACTTTTATTATAAAAAATGAAATACGCTCTCATAGATACTGCAAATACATTTTTTCGTGCCCGGCATATTGCAAGCCGAAATACGGATACGTGGGGGAAGATTGGGATGGCACTACACTTGTCACTTGCAAGTGTAAATCAAATAGCACGTAAGTTTGGTATTGACCACACAGTGTTTGCACTGGAAGGCAGGAGCTTTAGGAAGGATTTTTACAAGCCTTATAAAGCAAATCGTGCAGTAGCGCAACAAGCAATGACTGAAGCAGAAGCCGAGGAGAACGAACTTTTTTGGGATACATATGAAAAGTTTACTACATACCTCAAAGAAAAAACCAACGTGTCTGTTATTCGGCATGAGAATGCAGAAGCAGACGATATTATCGCACGTTTTATTAACTTACATCCAAATGATCAAATATACATTATTTCTAGCGACACTGATTATTACCAGCTTATATCTGATCGTGTCCACCAATATAACGGAGTCACCAATCAACTCATTACCCCCCAAGGATTCTTTGACGATAAGGGGCGTCAAGTTGTAGACAAAAAAACTAAGGAGCCTAAATTGTTAGGTGATCCACAGTTTATCTTATTCGAAAAGGTTATGCGTGGTGATGCTACTGACAATGTGTTCAGTGCATATCCTGGTGTCCGCACAAAGGGTAGTAAAAATAAAGTTGGTCTTATCGAAGCATATGAGGATCGTAACAAGCAGGGATTTGCTTGGAACAATATGATGTTACAACGTTGGACTGATCATGAAGGTGTTGAGCATCGTGTTAAGGATGATTATGAACGTAATCGTACACTGATTGACCTCAATGCACAACCTCAGGAAATCAAAGACAAAGTAGATGAGGCTATTCGCAATAGTGTCCGCACTACTACAACCTCACAAGTTGGTGCGCACTTTCTAAAATTCTGTGGTAAGTATGAACTTACTAAAATTAGTGAACAAGCGGAGGCTTACGCAAAATGGTTAAATGCACCATACACAGGTGGCTTAGTAAACTCAAACTAAGGTATAATTACATGCGCAGAGAAACACTAAAGGATAGTTTATATGGTGGCTTAGTTGAAATAACTAAGAATCCTAGACTATACAGATTTAGTTCTATTGGTAAAGAGTATTGCTATTTTACTGAAGAAGGTAAACAAGAAATACTAGAATGGATACATAATCACGCCAAAGAAATAGCAACAGCGGAAGAAATTATATTAAATGAACGTGCTAAAAAATTGGTACTTGACGAGTTGAAAAAATGACCATCAAATACGTTTCACCTGCACAAACATATATTCATTTTGACCAAGAAGATAAAATTTGGTGGATGAGTGATGGATATAAGATTATCCCAAGAGCAAGTCTTAACGTCAGCGAGAAATGTCCAAAAGAATATCAAGACATATTAACAATGGCTGTTGCTAGAGGGTACATTTATCCAACCGCTTGCATGACTGAAAAAGAATACGTTTGGGCAACTTTGGAAAAATGACATAAATACTCTAGGAGTCTTTATGTATAATGTTAATTATTAGGGAATTTGATGGTATGAGGCAATATGTCGTTTGCAATGAAGCAGGAGACTGTCTAATTGTTACTACAAGCAGTAAAATTGCAAATTTTGTTGAGGCAAATGTAAAAGGAGTACCAGCTAGTCTGAGATTAAATATAGGTGGAGACCCCGGAACTAAAAAAGAGTACAAACTTTGGCATCATATACGAAAATACGGAAGATGATTACAACACCTTATCCATTTCCAATTCATATATTTCAGGATGTGTTTAAAGTAACATCTATCCCTGCTATTGAAGGCACACATTATAAACACACAGTTGTGACAGAAAGCGCATACCCAACTGGCAATAACACTAGAGTAGTTCAAACATATTCGGTAACAGTTTATGACGCTGCTGGAAGACTTGATGCATACAATCATAGGTTTGGTAGTTTTGATAGAAACGTGTAATGGAATGCAAAACTACTTTCCGTTATGTTGAAAATTCTGATGAGTTTATAGATACACTTATTAAGAATAAGTATAATTTTTATTACTCATTCATTCGTTTTGAACCAGGTGATACAAGTAAAACAATCCTTGAAATATATTTTAAAAACGAGATAGATTTAATTATTTTTAACTTAACATACGAGCATGATAACAGTAAGTAAAGACAGGTATTGGTCCAATTTAGTTGACTACTATTATGAGAACATACATTGGGGTGAATCTGATTTAAAACCTATATCAACATTAGGTGATTGGTTATTCAAAGAATACGGTGCAGAAATTTGTGATAGTGGACATTCAATAAGATTCATAGACTCTAAAAAATATACCTACTTTATGTTACGTTGGTCATGACATATCCCGTAAAAATACATTGGAAAAACGGAGACACACTTAGTGCATGGGATGAAAAATGTATTCAACTAGTAGAAATATTTGGATTGCCTGGTGGCAAATACATTACTACCTTTTGTGAAGATTTTTTAGAAATTAACTTTTATAGTGAACGTGATGCTATACATGCACTACTAGTATTATGAAACCAATATTAAATTGCGAAGAAGGTGATGTATATGGAAACACATACTATATCGTTCAAGTTAATGGGCGACCTACCTATGGCGATTATAGTATTTGGGAAGATATGATTGGTTGGGTAACTAACACATTTGG